TTTTAATTGATGTTGCGCTCAAGGATTCAAGCGTACCAAGCTAATAGGGGCACAAAATGATAATGAATGACCCGCGTAAAAAAATGGCTACACTCATAGTCGCTAAACTTAAAAAGGGTGGCGAGTCTATGAAAGAGCAGCCAGAAAAAGATGGAGCGGAGCAGGAGCTAAACAGTCACGAGATTGCTGCAGACGAAATTTTGTCGGCCATCGAGTCAAAGGATGCTAAGGCGCTTACAGAAGCCCTCAAATCTTTTGTTGAGATGTGTGATGAGTCTGAAGACGAGTCAGAGACTGAAGACATGGGCACCGAAGCTTCGCCCGAAATAGAATAGTCCGTAGGCAGGGCGGCACATGTTGCCCTGCTTTAATTTTCTAGAAAGGACTACACATGATTACACTTGCACAATTACGTTTAAGTTCACGTCAACGCGCTGATATGGAAAATAGTCAGCTTGTGTCTGACAGCGAGCTTACTTCTTATATTAATAATAGTATAGCAGAACTTTACGACATACTTTGTGAGGCCTATGGCTCCGAGTACTATGTGACATCAGCCGTCATACAGGTTGTGTCTGGTCAAGATGCGTATGCACTTCCAGACGGCACATTATATTCTGGCGCTCCAGCATTTTATGAGCTTAAAGGTGTCGATATACGGACGGGCAGCGACAGTTACAAAAATGTGCGCCAATTCAATTTCAATGAACGCAATCGTTTCAGCGACTTCAATGTTTGGGACACAGTTGGTGTTACAAATGTGCGCTACCGACTTTTGGGCAACACAATAAAATTTTCTCCAATGCCGGACCGAAATGCAGACGCCCAAGTTTGGTATGTGCCACTACCCACGGTGCTCGTAGATGATACGGATACACTTGATGACCTCAATGCATACAGTGAGTACGTCATAGTTGATGCGGCCATAAAAATGCTGCTCAAAGAGGAAAGTGATGTTACAGTCCTCTTAGCGCAAAAAGAGGCACTTGCAAAGCGCATTAGAGATAAAGCGGCTAATAGAGATGCAAGCTCCTCAAGCTCGGTGACAGACATTTATGCAGAAAATAATGACTGGTACTGGAGAAACGGGAACTAAGTTTGGCACGCAATAGAGTACGAGATTTTAAAAAAGTAAATGCAAGCAGCGAAGAGTTAAATCGCGTACAGGATGCAATTGAGGCGGTGCTTAATCCAGTGCTGGCCTCTGCTCCAATTGATGGTGTGCACCTTAAAGGCATATTTTTGGCGGCCAGCACAGTGACGCAGGTCGCGCACAAATTAAATAGAAAAGCTGCTGGTTGGATACTTGTTAGAAAAAGTGCAAACGCCAACGTGTGGGAGCCAGCAAGTCAAGTGCCGCTGGCCTCAAGTACGATTGCACTTGAAAGTGATGCGGACGTCACTATAGATTTATGGGTTTTTTAAACTGAAGGAAATTTAGTATGGCCATTACAAATTTTATGAATATAGACTTGCCAACTGTAAGTGTGACGCTTGGACCCGAGTGGGCAACTCAGGTGAACGCTGCGTTTGCTACCGTTGATGCGCACGACCACAGTTCTGATAAGGGTGTTAAGGTAAAGCCTGCTGGCCTTGATATGAATGACCATTTAAATATGCAGGTCCACAAAATTTATGGTCTCTTTAGCACGCAGTACCAAGAAAATAATGTGCCGCTTACGGGCGCGTCAAATGCACAAAGTGTGTCCGTAAGTGGGGGCGACCTTTACTACACAAACGATAGTGGTGTGGCCATCCAAATTACGAGTGGTGGCTCAATTATTTCTGTACCTGCAAGCGCCAATAGTTTTGAGCGCACAAGTATTGCGTCTAGTACTACCATTAGTCCTTCTGACACTTATGTGGTCCTTGAAGTGGACACAACAAGTTCGCGCACAATTACATTGCCCTTAGCCTCAAGTGTGGCCGGTGGCCGCATCTACATTATTAAAGATGTGTCGGGCATGTCTCGCACAAATGTGCTCACCATAGCTCGACAAGGCTCGGACCTCATAGACGGCCAATCAAGTATAATTTTAAATTCCAACTACGGCTCAGTCATGGTTGTTGGCGACGGCGGCTCTAACTACAGTATTCTTTAAAGGCGGCATCATGGCTTTAGAAAAGCAACTAGTGCCCCTTCCAATGGATAAGGGCCTAGATACAAAGACAGACCCAAAGCAAGAGGAAGTCGGCTACCTTCGCCTCGTGCAAAACATAGTCTATGAGACGGTTAAACTTTTTCGCAAACGAAATGGTTACGACCTCATAAATTTGTTGGACACTGATGATAATCAAATTGAAGGTGCTAATACACTTTCAAAGTATAAGGATGAGCTTATACTTTTTAATGACACGCGCCTATATTCATATTCTAATGGCCTCAATCGCTTCGTAGATAAGGGTGCAGTTTATCCAGTAGCAACAGAGACGCGCATCACATTTAAGAGTGCAGCAAGTCAAACTCTGGCTTCGGCGCGAGTGGTGGACAATTTTTTAGTTTCGGCTTGGGTTGATAGTGCACTTGGCGTCCGATATAGCGTGCAGGACCTAACTAATCAAAGCTTTTTAGTGTCAAACGATAGTATAAGTGCGACTGGCACAAATGTGACTGTATGCAACATACTTAATACAGTTTACATAGTGTACACTGAGGGCTCCAACTTAACTTACAAAAAGTTTAGTATATTGCACCCACAAAACTTAACATCACCAGGCGCACCCATAGCGACAAATGTAGACACATCAAATTTGGTGCTGGACTCAGAAAATTATTTGCTAAAAGTTTTTATTGCCTACAACAGCACAGTCGTAGGAGCCAAGGTCGCCCTTTTTTCCATTGACAGCGCAGACAGCATATCCAGTATATTAAATATAACTGGCTCGGACGGCTCAAACGCCATAGATATTTCTTCGGACGCCCAAAACCGCATACTTTTGACGTACTCGGGCGGCACCGATATTAAGACTACAATATACTCGTATACGCTTTCAACTCCATTGTTGGCCCCCACTACAATTGAGACTATTGCGGACGTGCTTACGTGCACACTTATGCCGACTACGACTGGCAATTATGTAGTGTATTATGAGGTTGAGGGTGCAGACCCTAGCCAAAATTATATTAAAAGCAATACACTTACACTTGGTGGTGTAGTGGGCACGCCTTCCGTTTTTGTGCGCGGCATGGGCCTCGCCTCAAAGGGCTTTTATGTTGGCGACACGCTCATGGTCACCATCATACATGGTTCACAATTTCAATCTACATACTTTGTAGTCGATTCTAGTGGTGCCATAGTGTCCAAGTTTGCAAACCAGAGTGGTGGCGGCTTAGTGGGCTCCGGTGCTCTATCAAGTGTGTCCTCATATGGAACGGGTAATTATATTATACCTGGCCTCTTTAGAAATAGATTAAAAAGTGATAATGGTGTATTTTTCAGCACAACCGGCATTGCATACGCCATACTAGACTTTGAACTTGAAACAAAGTTTAGGACTGCACAACTTGCCGACGCGCTCCACATATGTAGTGGGCTGCTTAAAATGTACGATGGCAATAGTGTAGTTGAGCACGGCTTTAATTTTTTCCCAGAAAATTTGACCAATCCGAGTACGGCTGGTGCAGGCGGCAATTTGGGTCCCGGCAATTATGGTTACGTGGCGACCTATAGGTGGGCCGACAATACTGGCAAGGACCATATTAGTGCGCCGTCTCCACAGACACTAACTGTAGTTATTGCAGCTGGCACAACAAATTTGCCAAAAATTAGAGTGCCGACACTTAGACTTACAGAAAAAGAAAGTGTGGTCATTGACATTTACCGCACTGAAGATGCAGGTACTGTTTTTTATAAAGTCACCGACGATTTGAACCCAGTCTACAACGACACTACGGTAGACTACATCGAGTTTGATGACGCGGTAGCAGACGGTGTCCCATTAATCTCTAGAGAGCCACTATATACTACGGGCGGCGTGCTCGAAAACTTGCCAGCACCAGGCTCGGGCTACATTACGGTTATGAAAAATAGGTTGGCCGTCATAGGTGAGAGCACGAACCGTGTATACTTCTCTAAAGAAATTAGTGAGGACCGGCCCGTAGAGTTTACGGACCAAATTTATCGTGATTGCGACCCGAGCGGTGGTCCCATAACTGCACTCGCCTCTATGGACGAAAAACTTATAGTATTTACGCAAGACTTTTTATTCAACATTGCTGGTGACGGCCCCACAAATACGGGCGAGCAGGACACATTTATACAACCTGAACTTGTCTCATCCGACATTGGATGTACTGAGCCCCTCTCTATTGTACTTACGCCCAGCGGCATCATGTTTAAGTCGCGCAAGGGTATTTGGCAGCTTGGTCGTGGGCTAGACCTCACATATATTGGTGACCGCGTTGAAGCCTACAATAATAATGTAATTACGAGTGCTGCTGTAGTGGGCAAACTGAATCAAATTCGTTTTACTTCTGCAGATAGTGATGCGCTCGTGTACAATTACCACTTGGACAGGTGGGGCACATTTGATAATCATCGTGCGCTTAGTGCGGTCACAATTAAGGACCAATACTACTATTTGCGCACCGATAATGAAATTTACAAAGAAAATGTATCAAGTTTTAGTGATGCGTCAAGTACTATAAATATGAAATTTGAGACCGGCTGGCTAACGCTTAGCGAATTGCAGGGCTACCAACGGGTGTACCACCTACTCATACTTGGTTCGTATAAAACTCCGCATCTTATGCGCGTAAAAATTGCTTATGACTTTGTGGACGCATGGGTGCAAGAGGAAGTTATTGACCCAGCCGATTTTGTCACTACGACTACATATGGGCAAGACTCTCCGTATGGGGCAGGCTCTCCTTACGGTGGCAATGGCCGACCTTACCAGGTGCAAATAAATCTGCAGCGTCAAAAGTGCACATCAGTACGCATAAGCGTAGAAGAGGCACAAAACAGTGTGGGTGCAGGCCTCACGATTAGTGCTATCACCTTTAGGGCCGGTGTAAAGCAGGGTGCGAACAAGTTGAGTGCGACACAAAAAGTTGGTACGGCCCAGTAAGAAATTTTCCACTATATAGGGACACTAAATATGCGAATGTATGCCGATTACATAGAAGAGCGAGAAGGAGCCCAAATAGTGCAAACCGCATCCGGTTTTGCCACCTTCCGTCTTGAGAAAGACCATAGTTACCTTTTAGATTTGTATGTTGCACCTGAAGCACGCGGTACGGGTGCAGCGCAAGAATTGTTTGAAATAGTTATAGCACACACACTTGAGGCAGGACTAACACGTATGGCCGGTAGCGTCGTACCAAGTACTAAGGGTGCACACCGTATGATGGAAATTATGTTGGGACGTGGCTTTAAGTTGTATGCGGCTGAAAAGGATATTGTATATTTTATGAAGGAGCTTAAGTAGTATGGGTGGAATAAAAAAAGCATTGCCTGTAATTGGCACTGGCGTTGGAGCATTTTTTGGCGGACCAGTCGGAGCTTCAATTGGTGGAGCAGTTGGTGGCCTGCTTAGTGGTGGTCCCGACCAAATGGAAGCTGCCCAGTACAATAGTGGTAATTATGATATTTCTAGAGAGACTGAGGCTGGTAGAAAAGCACTAACTGATGCACTGACTCAGCAAAAAGGTATAACAGATGCGGCGGCTCCTTTGCAAAAAGAAGTTATACAAAAAATGGGAGAGGCGGCTGCTGGTCGAGGCCCCTCACTAGCAGAAGCACAAATGAAGGCGGCTCAGGACCGAACACTGGCCCAACAGTTAGGCGCACTACAGTCTCAGCGTGGCGGAAATGCAGCTTCAAACGCACGCCTACTTATGCAGGCCCAAGGTTCTGCTGGCCGTAATTTAGCTCAAGATGCAGCAATTGCAAGATTAAATGAGCGCAATCAATTTATGACCCACGGTTTAGCCGCACAAAGTATGTTAGGACAAACTTCCGAGCAGCAAATGAGAGCGGCGGTTGCACC